GACACGATCGGGGCCGTTGGTGTTGGTGAACCGGATGACGATCTCTTCCAGGGGGACGCCTGCAAGGTCGATCACATGATCGTTGGTCGGGTCAGCGACGGTGCCTGCGTTGGTGGCGGCGCCGGTCTTGGACAGGGTGACGATGGGGACATCGGTACGAGCCATTTGGGTTTGCTCCTTTCAAGAGCAGAGTGGGGACTTTGGAAGGGTTGAATTCCCCAAGGGGGGCGTTGGCCCCCCTTGGGGAACTCAAATGGGTCAGGTGATCGAGGCCACCACGGTGGCGATGGCGTCCGGGCGGACGAGCTTGGCGCCGTACACGTGGAGGCCCTTCACAGCGTCAGCGAAAGCGGACTCCGGCCGGTACGGCTCCACGCTGACGATCTGCTCCGCGTACGAGATGGCGGACGGGTGGCCGGCCATGACGGCGTAGTCGTCGCCAGTGACGAGCGGGGCGTTGTTGGACGACATCACGTCGAACCCGAGCGCCCGGCCGATGATGCCGTTACGAAGGCCCTGGTCGGTGCCGGAGGCGTCGACCCGCACGAACTTGTCTTCCTCCAACAGGAGGCCCTCGTACCACGGCGGCACGACGCACCAGCGGCCTTCCTGCGGGACGTTGGCCTCGTCAAGCTTCGTCTTCAGCTTGCGCAGCTGCGTGTAGGCCAGAGCGCCAGTCGTGACGCTGACAGTGCCAAGCTGGTTGGCCGACTGTGCGCCCGAGTAGAGCGCCGCCACGTACTGGTCGGCGACGTCGCGCAGGCCGTACACGGCCTCAAGCAGCGCCGCCTCCAACTCGCCGCCGGGGGACTGCGCCTTGTCGATGTCGTCGACCTCGAACGCGAAGTACTTCGCCTGGTCGATGTACAGCGCACGCTGTGCGTCAGTCAGCGTCTCGGGGTTGATCGTGGTGCTGTTCTTCGTGTAGGTGCCGATGGTCGGCCGGTTGATGGACCGGATGCGCACAGTGTCGCCCTGGCCGGCGATGTCGCCTTCGTAGTCGCGGTTGACGACGCCGGGCTGGCCGTAGACCAGTGCCTTCTTGAGGCTGACCAGCATCTTGGCCGACCACACCTCGGGGATGAACGAGATAGCCATGTGAATGGCTCCTTTCGGGTTGGGGGGTTACGACCCTGCGAGTAGGTCGACAAGGCGTCCCTCGCGGTGCGCCTTGTCGATCTGCTCGGGGGTCATCGTCTGGAGTTCGGCCCGGCTCTTGATCTGAGCCACGCCGTTGCCGGCCGGGCGGGTGCCCTGGCCTGTATCTGTCGCCGTTCGCTTCGCGTCCGACTTCGGAGCGAGCTTCGTGACCCACTCACCAATGCGGGTGGCGTCGGGCTTGCCGTCCTCGTTGAGGAACTTGGCACGGTCGAGCCCGTCGAGCAGTGCGCCCACGTCGAGCGAAAGCCCGGCCGCGGCCACCTTGAACTCGGCGTCGACGAGCGACGAACTTGCCTCAGCCAGAGCCTCGGCCCGTGCGTCTGCCTTCGCCTTCGCGATGGCCTGCTCGGTCTCGGTCATGGCTGCCGCCTTGAGCTTTTCCAGCTCCTTGACGGCGGCGTTGTTCGCCTTCGCCTGCTCTTCGTGCTTGCGTGCCAGCGCCTTCCACTTCGCGACTTCTGCGGCCGTGTCGGGCGCGTCGGTTGCGGGCGGGGTAGGTGCGTCGTCGGCCTGCTGGCCCATGTCGGGCGCGTCGGTCGACTGGTCGGTGGTGGTCATGTGCTGTGCCCCTCCCATGTCGGGTGGTTTGGTGCCCCATGCCGGGGCGGGAAACTCAGACGGGCGCGGGCATTGCTGCCCGTTCTGCCTCAATCCGGTCGATCTGCTGCGGGCTGTATTGCAGGATTTCGCGCCACACGGTGCGATGCGGCAGACCTGCGGCCAGCGCCTTCGATGCGGCGTCGTAGCGCTCGCTCAAGGTGGCGAGGTCGGGGCGCAGCCATACCGTTTCCATGTCGGTGGGCGCTTCCTGCCCTGCTGCCTCGAATGCGAGCGCCATGACGTGCTCGAGCGGGCCGTCTGTCTCGGTGATGCGCGAACCGGCACGGAAGATCAAGCCCTCGCGTTGCGTCGCCGCACCCTCAGCCGAGCCGCCTTCGTTCGGGTAGAGGTAGTACAGCGGGGTGCGGGTGCGGCCGGCGAGCTCGCGAACGTCAGCCTTCACCGATTCAAGGATGGGCGTCAGGTCGATGCCTGCCGACTCCCACAGTTGAGTGCCGGATTCCAACAGCCAGAACGCTGCCGGGTCGCCGCTGAACATCTCGTCGTAGTCGATTTCCTTGCCGTCCGGCGTCTTCTCGGGGAACTTGCCAATCGCGGCGCGCTGACGGAACGCCTGTAGCAGAGTGATCTGCATACGGTTCAGGACGAGCAGCGCGATCCGGTTCAAGTCGTCGATCACGTGCTCGTATTCGCCCATCGTGCGCCCGTACAGGTCGGCACGGTTCGGGAACCACACCACCGGCACGTCGACCGTCGCGAGTTCTTCGGGGTCTTCCCATTCCCACTTGTCGGCCGTATAGAGCAGGTGCTTCACGCCCTGCTCGCGCTTGCGGGTCGCCTTGTAGAGCAGGGCAGGCCCACCAGGGTTCGGGAGGTACAGGTACGAACGGTCGACGCCTTCAACGTCATCGCCGAACGCCTTCAACGCGGCCAGCACGCGGCGACGGTCCACCGGGTCATGCTCGGTGATCGTCTGACGCGGGTCTTCGCACGTGATGCGCGGCGCGTTGATCGTCTCGTCAACGGGGCCGACGATCATGTACGCCTCACTGAGCGCGCCCTTCGTGCGCAACAGTTGCGGCAACATCGTGTCCAGGTCGTTGGCCTGCCAGAACCCCCACGCCGCGGCGTCGGTCGCCACGTCACCACCGGAGCCGGTGGAGAACCCCAGCACGCGCATCCGTTCGATCAGCGCTTCCACGATCATGTCGGCCCAGTTCACGCGCGAGATGCGCCGCAGCGTCTCAAACGGGTCCGCATCGCGGTCGTAGCCGGAAAAGTTCCCTTGCCGCGCCTGGCGCTTGCGGTTCGACGGCCCGGGAGGCATCGGGGCATCGGAACGTATGTAGCGGTCGAGCAGGTCATAGCGGGACTGCCGCTCACCCAACTCGACGATCAGCCGAGAATGCCACTGCTGGGGCGTGAACGCTTCCATCATCAACGCTCACCACCTCTCATCGAATGCGCCGCGGACCGGCACCAACCAACACCACTTCGCGAGCGCCGACAGAAGCCAGCAGACACGCCTCAAGAGCACAGATGTCGCCGGCAGACTGCCGAGCGGACACCACCCACGCTTCGCCAACCTTGCGAGGCTCAGCAAGCCGCACGGAGTCGGTCAGCCCGGCATCACCGAGATGCACCATGCCGTCGTGGGCTACTTCGTTCTGCCACGCCGCGCACGCCGCCACGAACTGGGCGTGAGTGACCGGCTCGAGCTCAACCCCCGCGGCCTCCAGATCGGCCACAACGCCCGCGGTAGGCGATTTCGGGTCATACAGCACCGCAGCGCCAGTGTCGGCGTTTGCGGCCTTGCACGCCTCTACCAGCCACCTCGTACCGGCACCCTGCCGGGCGACCTCGTACTGCAACCGGACATCTTCACGCCGGCCGACGAAACCGAGCGCCGCAGTGAGCTGATCGCGACCAACAGCGAGACCGGCACGGCCCCGAATGTCGGCTTGGGCGGCACCCTGGCGGGCACTCCAGTCGGCTTTGGAAACCACCGTCCAGCCCTCGCCGGAACGCTGATTCCAGTTGAGGAAGAACCTGGCCGAGTCTTCCCACTTGTTCGACGGGTCACGCATGTCACGCACCAGGCGCGCCGTGTCCGCCCACCACGACTTCCCGTAAGCCACCGCCAGAGCGGCCAACAGCACGTCGTCGGGGGCTTTCTCGTTGACCTGCACCCCGTTGATCTCGCGGGGTGCTTCCACTTCGTCTGTGAAGATGCCGGGCGTGCCCTTACGCACCGCGTCGTAGGACGACTCAGCGACAGACCTGCCGCCGATGGTGAAGCTGTTTGTGGTCTCGTATGACCTGCCGCCCGTCTTCGCGACACCGCGGCGCAAGACTGCTGCAAGGTTCACGCCGCCATTGCTTGGCGTCCACAGGTGCGTCTCATCAAGCACCGCGTACGTCGGGCGGGCACCCTCCCGGGAGCCTGCCGCGGCCGTGACCGGCTCCAGCTTCGCCCCGGGCATTGAGCGCAGGTAGCAGCGCGTCAAGCCGGCGTCGATGCCCAGCGAGTCGGCTGCTTTGCCGTCGTTCTCGGTGAGCAGGTAGTGAACTACCGCCCACGTGTTGTCGGTCTGATCTTCGGACGTGGCACCGATCTGCACCCACGGGCGCTCTGTGCCACGCAACCCCCACGGCATACCGACCGGCTCGCCGTCAGCATCCCAGCCAGCGAACCGAACCGGCCCCGCCAACTCCGCTATCGCCTTCGCCGCTTCAACCGGCGACTTGCCCCAGCCCTTCGACCGGCGCGAATACCCGCGGTCATACACCAACCGGCCTTCAACCGGGTCGATGCGAAACCACTCCACCAGTTGAAGCGCCTGCTCATCGGTGAAGAGCAGCGGCTCCAGCGGGTCGCGCGGCGACGGCAGGTATTCGGCCCACCAGTCGAGCAGCGCCCAACCGAGCGAGGGGAAATCGTCGGGATGTTCAGGCCCGCGCCACGGCACCTACGCGCTCCGCAGGTGGCCGTACTGCTTGCCACGCTTCGGTGCGCCCGGCGTCGGCGCGCCCGTCTCTTCCTTCGGCGTGTCGTCGATGATCTTCCAGCGCAATGCGGCCAACCCCTTTGGCGTGAGCCCCAGCCGGTCGTCGATCTCGCGCATCTCGCGCATGAGCTGGAGCCGACCAGTAGCAAGCGCCGCGATCCGCTGGATCAGCCGGCGCAGTTCGTCGTCCGCTTCCGACAGACTCCCCACGTCCAGACCTTCAACAGCGGAGAGCGCCGCCATGTCGTCCTCGAGCGAGGCACGGCGCGAGATCAGGTACTCATCGCCCGTCGACCAGCCAGCGGCCTGCGGCGTAGACCACGCCCACGACCACCACGCCGAACCCTCAGCGCCGAGATCGAGACCGAACGGCGGCGCAGGGGCTACACCCTTGCGTCCAGACGCCGGGAGCGAGGTCGTCGGGATGGTCGGCGCGTTGCGGCGCACCTTGTCCGGGTTCGGG